TGATTTAAGCGATGCTTCAAACAAAACACACGCATTAAGATTTTCAACAACAGAAGATGGCACTCATAGAGAAGGTAGTGCGTACACAAAAGGTGTAAGTGTTGAAGGTAAAGCAGGTGAAGATGGAGCATCAATAAGCATAGAGATTATGGAAGATACTCCTGATTTATATTATTACTGTGTCAATCATAAAGGCATGGGTGGTAAGATTGTTGTCAGGAAAGTAGAGGAAGAAAGACAGGTATCCGATGCTGTTGAAAAAGGGCTTAGAAAAAAAGTTGAAGAACACAATGAAGAAGTTGGCAATGTTGCTTCAAAAAGAACAAACTACAGAACACTTTTGGCGGTTTTTGAAAGAGGTATTGGTGCTTACAAGACTAATCCTGCTTCAGTAAGACCGAATGTAACATCTCCTGAGATGTGGGCATATTCAAGAGTTAATTCCTTCCTTTTTGTATTACGGAATGGAAGGTTTCAAGGTGGGAAGCATGATACTGATTTGCTTCCTGAATCACATCCTTTATCAAGCAAAGAGGAGAAATCTATGGAAGATAAACAGGATAGGCATATCCTCAATGTTAGCGAAACCGATGATAAAGTTGTTGTTGAGTTTGCGAAGCATCAAGAGGATGAAAAAGAAGGCGAAGAAATTGAAATGACTGAAGAAGCACGTCCATATCATTATGACGATGAAGATGAAGATAAAGAAAGAAAAGTTATTGATCTTAAGGTCAATTACAGAACTATTGATTTATCTAGATCAGAATTTGTTGATGAAGAAAATAGGCGTGTAAGAATTGGCGTTTCTAGTGAAGAGCCTGTTGAAAGAAGTTTTGGAATGGAAGTTCTAGGACATTCTGCTGAAGATATAAACATGGAGTTTATGGAATCAGGAAGAGCACCACTTTTGTTAGATCACGATATGACTAAACAAATTGGTGTTATTGAAGAATTTAAACTTGATCAGACTGCTAATAGGACAATAGCAGTAGTTAGATTTGGTCGATCTGCTCTAGCTGAAGAAGTATTTAGAGATGTGCTTGATGGTATACGCATGAATATAAGCGTAGGCTATCGAGTGGATAAATTAACCAGAATGAAAGAAAAAGATGAGAACTACTATAGAGCTAGTTGGACACCACTTGAGGTTTCAAGTGTAAGCGTACCTGCTGATCAAAGTAGACTTGTTGGAGTCGGACGTTCTAAAAATATTGCTGAAAAAGCAAAGGTACAAATTATGTCAAACGAAAAACAAGAAATTAATCTTGATGAAGTTAGATCAGAGAGTGCTGAAGCTGCTAAAAAAGAATTTGCAAGAAACTCAAAAGAGATTCTTGATTTAGCTGTTAAGCACAATAAAAGAGATTTAGCACATCAAGCTATTTCTGAAGGCAAATCTGTTGAAGAATTTAGAGGTATTTTATTAGACAACATTTCTAATGATACTCCTTTAGAAACTCCAAAAGATATTGGTCTTACAGAAAAAGAAACAAAAAGATTTAGCTTATTGAGAGCTATCAATGCGATGGCAAATCCAACTGATAGACGTGCTCAAGAAGCTGCTAAATTTGAATTTGAAGCTTCTGAAGCTGCACAAAGATCATATGGGCAAACTGCTCAAGGTATTATGCTTCCAGATGAAGTTTTAAGAAATTGGAATCAAAGAGATTTATCAGCAGGCTCAGATGGCGACCTAATTGGTCAAGATTACAGAGCAGGTGATTTCATTGATGTTCTAAGAAATAACTCTGCTGTTATGCCATTAGCAACTATGCTTAATGGTCTATCAGGCGATGTTAAGATTCCTAGAAAAACTGCTGCTGCTTCTGCTGCTTTCATTAGTTCAGAAGGCGGAGCTGCGGGTGAATCTGAATTAACAGTTGGTAATGTAAGTATGTCTCCTAAGTCATTAGGTGCGTTTACAGACATTACTAGACAACTTATGATTCAATCATCAATCGATGTTGAAAATCTAGTTAGAAACGATTTAGCACAATCTATGGCTTTAGCTATTGATGATGCTGCATTAGAAGGTTCAGGAAGTTCAGGTAATCCAACAGGTATTACTAACACTTCAGGTATTAACTCAGTATCACTTTCAAGTGCTGCTGCACCAACCTTCGCTGAGCTCGTAAGTATGGAAACTGCTGTTAGAGTTGATAATGCATTACTAGGCGATCTAGCTTATATAGTGCATCCATCTAACTATGGAACATTGAAAACTACTGAAAAAGCAACCAACACAGCACAATTTGTAGCTGCTAACAATGAGATCAATGGTTATAACGCTGTTGTTTCCCCACAGTTAACTGCAAACAATTACGTGTTTGGTAACTTTAATGACTTACTTATTGGGATGTTTGGAGGATTAGACATTGTTGTTGATCCATACAGCAATTCAAGTTCAGGTACAGTTAGAATAGTTTGCTTACAATCAGTTGATGTAGCTGTTAGACACGCTGTGTCTTTCTGTGCTGCTTCATAATTGAGTGGTTTTAACGACTAACAAAATGGGTGGCTTAATTGCCACCCAACTTAGAAAAGGTGGGTATATGAAATATTTAATACTAAGCGACACAGTTGCTAACAAAGAAAAAGTAAAAGCAGGTGATGTGGTTGAACTTCCTGTTGATGAAGGAAGATCATTGGTTGGTTATGGCAAAGCTGAAGAATACAAAGGCAAGCCAAAAAAAGAAACTAATAGAAGCGTAGGATTAGAAAAATCTGAAACTCCAAAGCCAAAGAAACGTAGTAAAAAATAATGGCAATTGAGTTTGATAGAGATTTCGATGGCTATCTTGATGCAGATTTAGGTCATGGTATGACTGTGACTTATACTCCTCAAGGTGGCTCTGGAAGTTCTATCAAAATTATATTGGAACAAGAATATTTTGGCATTGATGTAGGAACTGTAGATGTTGAGGGTTTTCAACCTATAGCATTTTGTAAAACAACAGACGTTCCTGCTGTTGCTCATGGAGATAGCATTGTTGCTCCTGCATATAAAAATTTAGATGGCACTACTATCAAAGCAGGTGCAACTTATAAAGTTGTCAATGTGCAACCAGACAACACAGGCATTACGCAACTTATGTTAGAGGAACAATAATGCCAAATCATGTGCGTCAACAAATTCGTGAAAGAGTTGGAACTGTGCTTACAGGCTTAACAACAACAGCATCAAGAGTTTATGAGAGTAGGGTTTACCCTCTACAAGATTCTGAATTACCTGCTCTTTTAATTTATACAAAATCAGAAGATTCTTTACCTTTAGTTATGCATACTGATAGGGTAATGGAAAGAGAATTATCTTTAGTGGTTGAATGTTATGCAAAAGCAAACTCCAATTTTGATGATACTATTGATACAATAAGCAAGGAAGTTGAAGAAGCTATAGCTGCTGATACAACTCTTAACAGCTTGGCTAAAGATATTTATATCCAGTCAACTGAAATAGAGTTTAATGCAGAGGGTGAAAGTCCTGTTGGTTATGCAACTTTGACATTTTTAACAACCTATCACGTTAAGGAAACTAATCCAGACGTGGCGGTTTAACGAGGAACTATTATGAAAATGACAAGTCCTAATGGTAAAACTTTAATAGATGCACATCCAGATTCGGTTGAGTATTTATTAAGTAAGGGTTGGAAAGAAGGAGCAATCCCATCGAAAGATAAAGTTAAATCTTCTTCTAAAACTAAAAAAGAGGAATAACTATGGCAACACATCTTGGAAAAGAAGGCACAGTACAAGTTGGTTCTAACGCTATTGCTGAAATTAGAAGTTTTAGTATTGATGAATCTATAGACGTTGTAGAAGATACAAGTATGGGTGATTCATCAAAGACTTATTTAGCTTCTATTAAAGACTTTAGTGGATCAGTTGATGTTTTATATGATGAAACTGATACTAACGGACAAACAGCTTTATCAGTTGGTTCATCTGTAACGCTTAACTTTGCTCCTGAAGGAACAACAAGTGGCGATGCAAAACTTACAGGTACAGCAATTGTTACAGGCAAATCTGTATCATCTTCGTTTGATGGTTTAGTAGAATCTACTATTACTGTTCAGGGAACAGGTGGCTTAACAACAGGCACTTATTGATGTCAGTTATAGATAAAGCCAAACAACATTTTAGCGGTCAAGAGATCACTAAGATTGAAGTTCCTGAATGGGGAGATGAAAATGAGCCTTTATA